CGGCAGCCTTGGCGGGGCGCTTCGAGGCCTTCTTCGCGGGCTTCTTGCGCGGCTTCGCCGGCTTCTTGGCGGCAGCCTTGGCGGGGCGCTTCGAGGCCTTCTTCGCGGGCTTCTTGCGCGGCTTCGAGGCCTTCTTCGCCGGCTTCTTGACCGGAGCTCGAATGACGCCGACGACGACCAGCGTGCCCATGTTCTCGCGGGCCTGGCGGGTGAGCTCGGTGGACACGCGGCCTTGCTTCGCCCAGCCGGTGGGGGGCGTTCCCGGGAACTCGACGAGCAGGTTGTGCTCGTCCTCGACTCCCACGACCTTTGCCTTGCGGTAGGCCTGCTCGTGGGGAACCCAGACCTCGACGTCGTCGCCCACGCCCACCTCGGATACGCCCTCGCGCGTCGACCTGGCCTTCGGCGGCACCGAGCCGGCCTTGAAGCAGGCGTCGCGCGTGCTGTCGTAGTGCGAGCCCTTGTGCCCCTTGTGCAAGGTGCAAGTGCACTCACCGTGCACTGCGCCGCAGTACCCTCCCTTCGCTGGCGTCGACTCGCACGAGCACTTCGCCTTGCCCTCGATGTCGACCTTCCAGGTGTCGCCGCTTCCCGGCAGCGCCTCGATCCTCCCGACGCGGCCCTTGCCGTCCTCAAACCGAGAAGAGCCAGGCACCGGGTGGAAGCCCTGCTTGATCAGGTGATCGAAGGCCTGCTGGTACGTCATCGAGCTGCCGGTGGACTCCTTTGCCCGGCGCGCCTTCGGCTTGCCGCCAGACTTGCGGCCCCAGTGGGCGTCGAGGGAGCGATTCCAGCGCTTCTTGAGGTCCGCCATGCTCATGCGCAGCGGGTAGCCGTCGAGGTTCAGCGGGCCGTAGTAGCCCGCGATGGTTTCGAGCACGAGCACGCGATCGGCAACGTCCTTGCTCTGCGCCGCGGCAAGCAGCTCGCTCTTGGGCATGTCGACCGAGCTTGCGGGCTCGGTGATCATGTCGTGCGAGTAGTACGCGCTCACGTCGTCGGGAACGGTGGCTCGGTACACCTCGAACTCCCCGAGCTGCTCGTAGTCCTCCGCAAACCAGAACTCCCAGGTGATGCCCGAATCCGTCTTGTAGACCACGCCGCCGCCGTGAGTGAACGGGTCGCGGTCCCCCGTCGTCATGAGGATCGTTCGTCTGGTTGCCATGGGCGCAAGAGTACCACCGCGATTTCTTGCGCGTCTACACAACCGATCAGCCCGAGCCCTCGATCTCGGCCACCAGCCCCTTCGAGGTCGCCCACGCGACGATCAGGTCGTGCAGCATCCACCCGTACTGGTAGTTGATCTCGTCGCGCATCTCGATGTGCCTTCCGGCGAGCACCTCGCCCCACTCGGGCGGCGTCGGCACCTGGAGCAGGTCGCCCCGCCATCCGGCTGTGGACAGGAAAGCCTCGGCGTCTCGGGCGAGAAAAGCTGGGCACAACGCAACGGGCGCTGAGTCGAGCGACACGACCGCTGCGCTCTTGGCTTCGAGGTAAGGGTAGCGGTCCTTGGGCCTGTCGCCCAGTGCCTGCATGCGCTCGGGCGTGATGTCGCGCTTCCAGAGCTTCGCCCGCATCCCGATTGCGTCTGCGAGCGCCAGCGTGTTCTTGATCAGCGGCACCATTTCCCCCATGTAGCCCGTCTCGCTGATCGGAGGGCCAAGCACCCACTCGTGCGCGCTTACGACGCCGTGGTCGTTGAGGTAAGGCGACGCTTCCCACGCCCCCGTGAGCTGCTCGAACAGTACGATGGCCCCGCCTTTGATGAACGACGACACGCCGCCCGTCCAGGCGTCGCTCTTGTAAACCACGATGGGCCAAGCACCGCGACGCTTCTTGTACGGCGACAGTCCTTCGAGCACGATGCCGAAGCGCAGCACGAGGCACAGCGGCCCGAACGGCGTCGCCGGGATCTCGCCCACCGCGATGCTTGGGAACAGCAGCCCGCCGCACGCTCGGATCGCCTTCGCCGCTCCCATGATCTCGGCGCGGTCGAGGCTCAAGCAGTGCGTCGCGATGAGGTCCATTCCCCAACGCTTCGGCTCTCGCCGGCTTGGAACGAATTTCGTTCGCGTCTTTCCCACCACGGCTCCCTCGGTGGAGCGAACGACCGGGGAGTGCATGCACGGGTCGACGCCGAGCAGCTTCGGCTCGCCCCAGCCAGGCCACCAGCTCTCGGGCTTGGAGCCGTCGAGCTCCACCTCCATGAGCCCGTCAGGTGCGCGCCCCTCGAACATGCGTTGAGCCTTCGCGTTCCAGAACGGCGTCGCGCGGTCCCCTGGGTTCCAAGGCGCGCCCTCGGAGGGCATGATCGTGACGTGCGCCGACTCGGTGCCGAGCATTTCGGCGGCGATCCCCTCGATTGCCGAGCACACCTCGCTGTAGTGCGCGTCGGGCTCGGACATGGTCTGGCCGGCGCCACCGTCGACACCGTACCCTCGCGGGTCGCTGCGCGCGTCGAGCCCCAGGGCTCGTTGCATCTCCACGTCGAGGAAGTGCCGGCGGTTGTTGAACATGCCCTGCGTCGTACGAAACAGGCGGTTTTCGATGCGCAGCGCTGGGCCGCGGAACGCAAACGACGGCTCGTCTCCCCTGTACCAAGCAAGAACCTCGGTGGCACCGAACAGGTCGAGTCCCCGCCAGCCCTGGAGCCGGCGCGCAAAGGTCATCATGTTGGCGGTGGGGCTCTTCGTCGTCATGCCCACGAGGCTACCACGGAGGTGCGAGCGGCGTGTATCCTTGCGGCATGGCGCGCAGCAAGGTGTTCGACCGCAGCAAGTGCAAGGAAAAGAAGCACCCCGAGGTGGAGCTGAAGGGAGAGCCCTTCCTGCCAGACTATGACGCGATCGTGATCAGCACGAGCGGCGGCAAGGACAGCGAGTGCGCCATGGATCTCGCGGTTGAGCGCGCGAAGCAGCAAGGCGTCCTTGAGCGGGTGCTCGCCGTGCACGCGATCTTGCCCGACGTCGAGTGGCCCGGCGTCGAGGAACTCGTCGAGAAGCAGGCGAGGTTCTTCGGCGTGCCGGTGGTGTTCGTTCAGAGCGACCAGAAGTGGAGGTCGTGGCTCGACTACGCGATCGAGCGCAAGCAGTGGCCCGGTTTCGGCACGCGCTACTGCACCAAGCAGTGGAAGTACACGCCGGTCAACACGCTGTTCACCGCGCTTCGGAGGAAGTTTCAGGCGGCAACGGGCGTCAAGCAAATCCGCATCCTGCACGTCATGGGCCTGCGCGCCGAGGAGAGCGACGAGCGCGAGTGCCTGTACTACTACTTCCACGTCACCGACCCGAGCCGAACGAACTCGGTCAAGCACACCGACACCTGGCTGCCGGTGTTCCGCTGGACGACGGCGCAGATCTGGGACCACATACACAAGCGCAAGCTGCCGTACCACCCCGTGTACGATCAGGGCATGGCGCGCCTGTCGTGCGTGTTCTGCCCCCTCGCAGGCAAGCAGGACATAGTCACCGCGGCGGCGCTGAACCCCAAGGCCTTGCAGGTCTACGTGGACGCGGAGAAGAAGATCGGCAAGCCGATCAAGCCGAGGTTCTGGCTGCGCGACGTGCAGAAGTCGCTTCGCGCCGGCAAGGTGCCCGTCGTCGAGAGCAGCTACGAAGAGCTGTACTGCTGGCAGTGCCCAGGCATGCTGGGGTAGCCTGCCCGGCGTGAAAATCTGCCTACGAACGCCACGCGGTGTTGCACGCGATCTTGCGGAAGCCGAACGTCCACGGCTCGCCGTACACCTGCACCTGCGTGTCTCCCATCGGAGCCCCTGGACACTTCTTGCGGTCGATCGGCATGAGGATCGGCTTGCCTCCCGCGTGGTTTACCTTGATCCGCATCCGAAACGTGCCGTCGATCGTCTCGCACTTGGGGAACGTGCCCTCGACCTCGGGCGTCGCGTGCCAGCCGTCAGGCCAGCGCGTGAACCTCACGTAGTGAGGCGGCGCGCCGGGGGCGCCAGCGTTCATTCCAAACCACGTCCACATGAGCATGGGTAGTTCGTTCTTGGACCGCGGCGCCTTGCCTTCCTCGACGACGAACGAGCGGAAGTGCCACGGGCCAGCGGGCGAGCGGCCAGCCGGCACGTAGACGCCGCGCTCCAGCGTGCGCCCGAAGATGGCGCGCAGGTTTGCCGGGGCGTCGAGCGGCACCTCCCGGTGGGGCGAGAAGAAGCCATGCGAGCGCGCGACGACCACGCCCGGCGTTGGGTGGGGGGCAACCAGGATCGTGCTCCCAAGGGCCTGCCGGGCCTCGCGCGAGGCCCAGAGCGCGGGCGTTTCGAGGTTCAATTCTCTCATGCGGCGATGGTACGCCGCGCCGGGCCTCGTCCACCAGCTCGGAGTGCTACCCCACGACCGCAAGGCGCCAGGCCTCGCCGTCGTGCGCGTACACCTCGGTGCCAGGCGCTACGCGGCCCAGTAGCCAAGCCTCCGAGGTGACCGAGCCTGGGTCGCCGTGCAGTATCACGCGCCCCGGAATGTCCAGGGGCTCGACCTCGACGTCCAGGCCAAGCTCCTCGACCCATTGCTGCACCGTGGGAACGACGATCGTGGAGCCGGGCAAGGAAACGGTCGATCCGCGCCAGTCGAGCTCCACCGTGCCGCGCGACCGCCGCAAGGCCTCGAACCCGTATCCCCGGTCCTGGTTGAGCCCGCCTCGATCAAACCTCGGCACGCCCGCGACTACGAGGCGCCGCCAGACGCGGGAGCCGGGCGCTACGGCCTGCGAGGCGAGGCTGCCTGGCGTGTCCGTCGCCGCGAAGATCTCGGAGCCCTCGACGAACGCCTGGGCGGGCTTCGCCATGGCGTGCAACGGGCCAGACTTATCGGGCCAAGGCAGGTACAGCTTGACCATGCCGGGCTTGCCGTTCGGAACGGGGCCTTCGAGCGCAAGCACAGCGCGGTCGTTGGCCTCCATCGGCGCCTCGATGGCCCAGGTGGTGGCGGGAATGCCCACGCGCGCCCCCGTCTCGACGTCGACCATGGCGCACGGCACGCCGATCGTGCACCGTGGCTCGTCCCTGGGGCCTGACGGCCTCCTAGCGGGCGCCTGGGCGGCTGGGGCGGCAGCGGGAGGCTTCCGGCCCTTGGCGGGCTTCCTGGGCCTGCTCGGGGGCGGTGGGGCCTGCTCCTCGGGCTCGTCCTCGGGTTCCTCGGGCTCGCCTGGCTCGGGTCCGACGATGGCCGCGTGCCCTGGCGCTGGTTTGGGCTTCGGCGGCTCCGGGGGCGGGTCGGCCTTGCACCCGGTCTTGCGCCAGTAGATGGGGGCCTGCCAGGTGTGCTCGACCTTGCCGGCGCGAGCGAGGTTCCAGATCGCCGTCTCGGGGTTCTTGCCTGCCGCGGTGTCGCCCTCGATGTTAGCGATTTCCACGGCGAGGCGGTGGAACGTCCTCGGGACGCAGTCGCTCAGCGCACGCAAGATCTCCTTTTCCCACTGCTCGACAGGCGATTTCGCAGCCGCTCGCCAGGCCGTCGCGCTCACCTTGCCGCGGCCCGTGCGCTCGGGGTCGAGCCGGGACCGGATCATGATCACGTACTGCGACACGCCGCTCAGGTCTGGCACTTCGCTCGACCACTCGACCTTGGGCTTGGCCATGGCTCGTTTCCTTGCAGGTTCAGGCAATCATCGTGGCGGCGTGGCTCGAGCCCATCGACTTGCCCACGCGGTTGATCAGCTTGACGAACGACTTGTTGCTCAGCGCGTGGGGGCCGCGAGCCCGGCGCACCAGCCACACCGCGTCTGCGGGCGAAGCCCTTGTCAGGAACATGATCGCGAGCGCGGTCACGAGCCCTGAGCGGTTGCGCCCCATCGCGCAGGTGACCAGCACGGGCTCGCCCTTGCGAACCCAGTGCGCGACGTGTGCCGCGCACTTCACCGCAGAAGCCGACTCGTCCTCTCTCACCGGAGGCCCGCTGTCGTCGATGTGGCATCGGTGCACCCGCATGCCAGGGAAAGCGCTGTCGGGCGGTTGGATCTCCCACGCGGTGAGCACGAGGTGCTTCCAAGGCCCTTTGATCCCAGGCCTCGGCGCTCCACCCATCCACAAGTCCTTGATCACGAGGTCGGCGTCGACCGCTTGCTTCCCCACGTTCCCTCCCTAGCCTCGGCTTGTGACCATGATCGCGATCCAGCCGATGAACACGCCCCCGAGGATGCCCCCGACAATCGCGGCTGCGGGGGCGACAGCCTCGCGCGGGTAGCACGCGGGCGTGCCCTGGTACTCCTTGTCCGCGAGAACTTCGCGCGGGCATAGCCCCGTGGCGAGGGGCACCGCGCCCATGACTGGCGACAGTTGCCTCTTGCGGAACGCCTCGCGGATCTCGAAGCGAAGCTCGGGGGGGGCCTCGGCGTATCGAGCAGCCAGGCACGCGAACTCTGGCCAGTTCACTTCGCCCTCTCGCGCCCCGAACGACAACGGCCCGTCTCCCCAACCTTCGCGGATCGCGTCCGCCAGCGCTCCCGCCTCGTCGAACGAGCGGACCCAGGCCTCCACGTCTCCCGCTTTGCCCTGAGCCCTTGCCAGCTCACGAGCGATCACAGCTCGGACCTGACACCAAGCGTACGGGCTGAACGTCAAGAGCGCATGGACTGGCTGTTCCACGGGCCTTATACTCGCACCCATGGCACGCGACGCGCAACCGACGACGTTAGCCCAGGCGCGCGACGCCGCGGACAAGCAGGCGGTGCTTGCTGCGCTTCGCAAGCACGAGGGGCGGCGCGACCTGGCGGCTGGGGAGCTCCAGATCAGCGAGCGCTACCTGTACTCGTTGATCCGCCGGCACAAGCTCGACCGCGACCTGCGCGCCATCGAGCGGGAGGCGGGGCGCAAGACCTGGGCGCCTGGTCGACCGGCGGCGTAGGCTCGCGCCCGACCTTGCGGTAGCATGTCGGCATGTGCCAGCCAACCTAGCCGTGTCTCGCGGCAGTTCAAGGCCGCTGCTCGCAGCCGGGATCGCAGTGGCGGTGGTAGCGGCGCTCGTTGCCGCTACCGCAGCGGCAAGGTAACGAGCCTGCCGACAAGCCACCCGCCTGCGTTGCCCACCAGCACGCCGAGCACGGTCCACCAGAACGAGCCGTCCTTCGCCTTGTAGGCGTACCAGCCGCCGCCGACAGCTCCACCGAGGCTTGCGATCCCGGTGATGATCTCGGAGGCCTCCCAGCCCTTGGGGTTCGCCTGTTCTTGCTCCCAAGCGGCCTGGATCGCCTGGGCCTTGACCACGTCGTCGGGCGAGCCGTACGAAGAGAAGTCGCAGCCCTGCGTGTCCACCTCTTGCGTGCAGATCCCGTGCACGTAGTCAAACACGCGCTGGTTGAGCTGGCATGCAACGTCTGGGTCGTCTGGGTTGCGGCAGACGCCGCAGTGGCAGATCAGTCCAGGGTTGCATCGGTCGTGACTGAAGCAGAACGCGCACTCGGAGCCTGGTGCGATCTGCTCGTACGGCACGCGGTCGGGAGCGGTGCAGGGGGATTGCCAGGTCATGCCGGCAGTGTACGCCGGATAGGCCAGCCCGCGCGCCCAAATGCGCGAGGGCTGGTGCCGCCCGCGCGGAGCGCCGGGGGGGCGAGCGCACCGGCTAGCAGCGCGTATAGGCTACGGCGCGCCGTTCGGCGCGGTCAAGGCACTGTGTGGCACTGGGGGGGGGGGAAAAGGCGAACTACTCGTTTTCGGGCTCGTCGTCGTCGCCCTCGTAGTCGGGCGCGTGCTTTTCGGCCTCCTCGCCGTAAGCGTCCACGTCCTCGATGCCGCAGCCGATTCCGAGGAAATGGTCGTCGGCTTCCGCGAGCGACCAGCGCCCGCCGCGAGCGACCAGCGAGGCCGGGATCAGGCCTGCCGCCCCGTCACGCAGCAGCGCAATGGCTGCGACGGGCTGGTAGTCGGCCTCTCCTTCCTCCGTCCAGAACGCGGCCTGGAAGCCCTCTTGGAGCGGCAGCACGCGCTCCATGGTGAGCTTGCCGAGCCCGGTTCCCGCGTCCTTCGTCCCCTTGGTTGCCCTTCTCGGTGTCGTCATGGTCCGGTTCCTCCCTTGTGCATCATCGCCGCGCACGGGCGGCACAGTGTCAGCGTGAGGCCCGATTCGGGCCACTCGACGGTCGTGAAGTCGTCGCCCGCCAGCGCGCGAGCGTCCTCGGGCGTCTGCGCCATCGGGCCTCGCTGCCGGCACCCAGGCGCCTGGCACGTCACCGCGCAGGCCTGGACGGTTTCGACGTTGTGCTCAGCCACCGTTCTGCTCCTTCTTTGCGGCGCGCCGCACCCTGCGCGACACGTCGGCGTACACGTTCGCCGTCACGAGCGCCAGGGCCATGTGCTCTGGCGCCACAGCGTCTGCGCCCTCGCGCGTTGCCGCGCGCTCCGCTGCGGTGCGCAGGGCTTGCGTAGCCAGGTCGAGCCAGTGCTCGGCCACGGGCGTCCAGTTCCTACGATTGCGTTTCGTCTGGTTCTTCTTCGGCATGTGTTTCCCCTTCTGGGCGCCATGGGCGCCCGCTATCGAACACCAGGCAGCGCACCTTGCGTCTTGCGGTGCCACCTGTAGACCGCCACGACGGCGCGCATGGGCACCCAGCGCGGCTGGGCCTCCTCGCCGTGGTGGGGCATCACTCGCACAGCGGCAGCCTTGCCGCCGCGCCTCCCTCCGCAGTACCTCCAGCGGTGGCCGTCCTGAAAATAGTGCACAACGTCGCCCTCCTCGGGCAGGTCGTGCACCAGGACGAAGACTCGGCCACGCGCCTTGATCTGCTCAGCGACCACGTCTCACCTTTCGTCCTCGCTCTCGCCCCCGTAGGCCAAGGGCTCGGTGAGCACCGTCGCGCGCATATCGATCCCGAGCTGCCGGTGCCTGACCGTCACACGCACCGCCCCGCGCCACACCGATTTGCCGGTTGGCGCGATGTCAGCGCGTCCGCACTCGCTCACCTCGATCTCGCCGCCGTCGTCCGCCAGAGCCGCCGCACGCATGGACGCTTGCCCCTCGACGAGCGCGTCGCGCACCGCGTATGCGTCGTCGCTCGGCACGCGCTCGGGCACCTCGAAATCGTAGGTGTCCACGTACGTCGCCCATTCGGGGCGCCAGTTCGGCAGCGCCTCCCGTGCGAGTCTCTGCGCCTCCTTGCCGAGCGCCTGGGTGAGGTAATCCGCCACCTCGTCGAGCGCACCGCTGCGCCCCTCCGCGGCAGCCCGCCGCATCCTCGCGGGCAGATCTGCCTGCTCGACGATCCACGCAAGCGCGTTGTCGATCCTGGCCTGCTCCTTTGCCTGCTCTATCTCGCGGCGCGCGTCCTGCTTGCGCTTCGCCTTCTCGATCCGACGCGCAAGCGCTTCCTTGAAGGCCTGCGTGTCCTTTGCGCTTCCCAACACGTCGCGCCCACCGACAGACCAGACCTGGCGGGCGTTGGTGTTGAACCGCGCCATGTCCCCCGCGTCGTGGTCGTGCGGCACACTGGTTGCGACTCCGTCGATCGTGACGACGGCGTCGTCGGGCGCCGCGAGCCACGCTGCGAGCCACGACGCCTCCCGCTTCGTCTGCTCGTCGATGAGCCGTTGCCGCTCGTTCTCCTCCTGCTCGATCCGCTGCGCGGCCAGCGCGAGCTGCTCGTCCACACGCACCGCCTTGGCCGCGGGAGCGATCGACAGTACCGCGCGGAGCTGTTGATTGACCTCCTTGTCTGCCTGATAGCTGGTCTTCGCGACCGTGCCGTCCGGGTTGATCACGCAGCGGGCTTGCGCCCACGCCTTGAGCGTGGCCACAGCATCGACGGCGATCGTCCTCTGAGCGATCGGCCCGTACTCCTCGATCCACTGCGCTCGCTCGACCATGTCCGCCGGCACCACACTGTCGGCTTCCACCAAGTACTCGACCTGCGCCAGCCGTTCCTGCGCCTCGTCCTTCTCGTCCCTGCACTCGATCTGCTCGTCCATCTGTGCCTCCCGCCCGTCTCGGGCTGGTCGAGCCGGTCACCGTGACCGGCCCCGCGCTGCGAGCGCGGCTACTGCCCCCCCACGCGGGCGTCGAGGGGCAGACGTCGCGCGCGCAGCGGCTACGCCCACCAGGGGTTCCGCGCCCACTCGACGAACGCTGCGCGGTTCTGCGCGTCCCAGGTGGCCATCGCCTGGTCGACGTCGAAGTAGCCGCAGCGGCGGCGCTTGGCCGCTCGCGGGTTGTAGACCATGAGGACGAACTGCGCGGCGCACACCGCGCCGTCCGAGGCCGCAGCACTGCGCGCCCAGCGCGCGAGCTTGTCCGCGTTGAACGGCAGCACGCCGTCCGCCGCTTCGAGTACGTGGAACGACAGCGCAAGCGCCGTCAGCTTGGGGTAGTGGTTGATCTGGTTCATGCTCGCTTGACCTCCCAACGTTCAGCGCCGAACGGCAACGAGCCGCCGGCCTTCCGCCTCAGTGCCTCTCGGGCGAGCGCGACGACGTGCTCGCGCTCCGCGTCCTCGCTCGCCCTCACCTGCACCGCCCCCTCGTAGGTGCCGATGCTGTATCGTACGATCCAGGTCGCGACCTCCTCGACCGGCAGCCGGGCCGGGGGCGCCTGCGCCGGCAGCTCGACAGACCAGCGCTCGTGCGCGTTCCAGACCGGCGGTGTCTGCCCCTCGGCCTCGAACGCTCGGATGAGGGCGCGGCGCGCGATGCGCTGCACCTCGTCGGGCGCAGCGTCCGCAGGGGCCTGCACCTCGACCGTGCCCGAGCTGGTGGCGCCGTCCCGGGAGCACGACGTGCACTCGTAGTGGGCGCGCCAGGTGACCGCAGGACGGCGCCGTGGGCGGGGGGGCGCAACCTCGCCCACGACGCGCCTTGCGTCGCGCCAGGCGGCGCTCTCGGCCCAGCCCTGGGCCTCCAGGTATCGCGCCAGGTGGCGCACGACCTGGGGCTTGGTCGAGCCCTGCGCGCGGTGCTCGCGGGCCATGAGCCGGGCTGCCCCGATCGCCTCTTCGCGGCGCTCAACCTCCCGATCGGACTCGGCGCCGTGGTCGCTGACCACGACCTGAAGCGAGGCCGTGACGGTGCTCGCGATCCAGGCCTCGACGGTAGAGCGGGGCGCCCTGCTCTTGCCGTACAGTCCCCCGATGGCCCTGAGCTGCTCGTCGTCCAGCTCGAACGTCATGCGGACCTTCACGGCTCGCCCCCTTCCCCGTCGCCCTCGCCGTCGTCCTCGCTGACCATGTGCTCCTCGCAGTCGCCGCACATGAGTCGCGCGTCAGGCTTGGCCCAGGCGTTGGCCTGGCAGCCCGGGCAGGTGTACTTCACCTTGCTCTTGCGCCTCGCGCCGCTCCCGCCGCTGAGCGCCCCCTCGACGCAGGTGAACGGCAGCAGCCAGTCAGCCGGCATGGCCGCGTAGGCCTTTGCGAACGGGCCGTCCTCGATCACGTAGTGGGTCATGCGCTGACCGACGCGCGCACCGCCGGGCTCGCCCGTCGCGCTTGGCATGAGGCCGATCTGCTCCATCTTGTTCGCCCACTCGGCGTTGTGGTAGCCCGATCGGCTCGGCTTGCCGAAGTCCTGCTGCCACTGGTGCGCCATCTCGTGAACGATCGTGCTCGCGACGTCGCGCGGATCTCGCGCCGCGAGCGTCGCGGGGTTCAGGCTGATCTCGTGCAGCCTGGTCTTGCCCTTGCCGCCCTCGCCGGTCTGCGGCGTCCAGCGATCGGGGGCGAAGAAGCCGAGCACGCGGGGGCTCTTGCCGCGCGAGAAGTTGAGCATGACCGGCTGGAGCTTGCCGGCGAAGATCTGCTCGTTGAAGTAGTGCCAGATCCGCTGGAAGGCCTCGGCCTGGGTTAGCGTGGGCGCCTCGGCGGCGCGCTTGGCTTGCTGCTTGGTCATCGGTCCCCTCCCTCGGTTCGGAACCAGCCGCCGTTGCGGTACTCGACGAGGCCCAGCCGCTCCAACGCGCGGAGCTGCTGGCGCACGCTGGCCGGCTGCTCGTCGCCGGCCTTGCCCTCCACCAGGCGCGCGAGCGCGGCCTCGCGCCTGCGCCGAGCTGCGGCTTGCTTGTTGGCCTTGGCCTGGCGGTTCACCGCCGCGCCGATCTGCATCACGTCCTTCATGACCGTCCCCTTTCGTCTTCGTCGAACGCCGGCTCCAGGTCGTATCCCATCGCGTCGTTGTAGGCCGCGACGCCCAGGCCCATGCCGGCCTGCATCGCGTGCTCGCGCAGGCCTTCGTCGTCGTCGTCGGGCGTCCGCGTCCAGTCGGGGTTCCGACGCAGCCGGCGGTCACCGCCCGTGCCTTCGAGCACGACCCACTCGCACGGGATCGGCTTGCCGTCTGCCCACCGAGGGGGCGACGCGAACACGGCCTCGGCCTCCGCGAGCGTGGCGTACTCGTCGCCCGTGATGCAGTCGTCGTTGCCCTCGTCCGGGTGGCTCTGGAAGTAGAGCACCGCGTACGGCTTGTCCTGCCACACTTCGATCTTGACTTTGGCCATCACTTCACCTCTTCAAAGATTTCTAGGAACCGACTGGGGCTCGTGTATTGCTCGTTGACGCGCGGGGCGACCTCGAAGCGCCCGCGCCCGAGGTAGGTGCCGCGCTTGAACAGCGGCTCGGTGTAGCGGTAGACGACGATCGGAGCGCCGCCGATCGTGTGATCGATCCGCAGTACGAGGCAGAACCGCTGCACGCCTTGCACGAGGCGGCGACGCTTCCACCGCGTGCCGGGCTCGATCCTGGCCATCACTTCACCTCCTTCGCGTCCTTGGCGGTGATGCGGTCGAGGTTGAGCTGCCAGGCCGTCACGCGGCCCATGCCGGCAGGGAGCGTGATGCGCAACACGTCGCTCGCGCGAAGCAACCGCGCCAGCGCCTGCTACTCGTCGGCGGCAGGGATCTCGATCTCGACGCGCAGGTGTGCGCAGTCGTGTCGGTGACCGGGTCGTTCGGTGATGTTTCCGAGGGTGAACTTGTATGTGGGCATGCTGTCCTCCTGCGCTGGTGCGCGTCACACGGGCCTGACGTGGCCCGGCTGCTGCCCCCCACCGCTCGGGTCGAGGGGCAGCCGCCGAGCGGCGTCACAGCCCCGTGGCCTCGCGCACGGCGCGAACAACCCCGGCTGCGACCGGCGGGCACACCGCGTTGCCGATGCCCAGCACGGCGTCAGCACGGCTGCTGCGCGGCCACTGGTAGCTGTCGTCAAAGCCCATGGCCCGCGCGTACTCGCGGATCGTCAGCGGGCGGTACTTCGAGCCCCGCACGACGGCCCACTGGTCCTTGGTCGTGATGGTGCGGATCGGCTCGTGCACCGGGACGCCGGGGTGACCCGTGACGTGCTGCACCAGGCAGTCGCGGCCCGAGCGAGCCTGAGCGGACCTGATGCGAGCCTGCGCCCCGGGCGACGCCGCCGTGATGGGGCGCCAGCCGGGCGCCTTGGGGTCGAGGTGCGGCCAGAACGCCGGCTCGGGCACCTCGGGGTCCGCGAGGCGCAAGCGGCCAGCAGCGCTCCCCCTGAGCCCAACAATGAACAGGCGCGTTCGGCGCTGCGGCACGCCCCAGCGGCTCGCGGTCAGCAGGTGTTCCGTCAGCGTGTAGCCGAGGGCTGCGAGGGCCTGGCACCACACGTTGAACAGGCGCCACTGCTTGAACGAGGGGACGTTCTCCACCACGAGGGCGGCGGGCTCGGTCGCGTCGGCGCAGTCCACCACGGCCCAGGCCGTGGAGCGTAGCTCGTCGTGGTAGCGCCTGCGCGCCGGCTGGCTCGCCGTCGAGTGTCCCTGGCAGGCCGGCGACGCCAGCAGCACGTCGAACTCGGGCAGCGAGCCCCAGTCGGCCTGGCGCACGTCCTGGCAGGCGTGCATCGTGTTCGGGTGGTTGGAGGCGTGGGCCTCGACAGCCAGCGGCCAGTGGTTCGCGGCCCAGAGCACCTGGGCTCCAGCGGCGAGCGCCCCCGAGGTGAACCCACCCCAGCCGGCGAACAAGTCGATACAACGAACGGTCATTCAGGCCTCCCGGCTCCACCGGAGCCAAGCTCGCCCCCCTCCGTGGGGGCGGTGTCCCGGGCCAACCGACCCGGCCCGGCCCACCGAGGGCCGGTCCCTTGTATGTACCAGGGTTCAGACACCAAGGCCAGAAAAATGCTTGACAGGCCATAAACCTACGTTTTCGCCTGGTTTTTTTTTCGTTGGAGCTTGGAAGGTGGGGCCGGGAACCGCGCCCCAAGGGGATCAAGCCGATCCCGTTGGGATCGCCGGCTGGGGACGGGACCGGGAGGCCGGGAGGGAGGGGACCAAGCCCCCCGGCCCGTCACCGTGCGTCGTACGATACACGGAGCAGGTGCGGGTCGAGCTGTTCGTCGGTCCACCCGCCCACGGTCGCCCAGCGGTCCCCGAGAGCCACCCGAGCAGCCGAGGCGCGCAGGCCCCGCCAGCAGGCGCCCCCTGCGTACGCTGCAAGACGGTGCAGGTGCGGGTTAGACCTGCACTGGCCGTACGAGCTGCGAAGCACCGTCAGGCCCACCGCGGCGCACTTGCGTGGGTCGTCCAGCAGCTCTGGCCCGGTCCACCCGCGGGTGTAGGTGTTCGCGGTCCCTCGCTTCCCGAGGTTGATCTGCATGTAGCACCAGCTCCGTCCGCCGTCGTTCCACCCCACTTTGGCTAGGCGCGCGCGCTCGGCCCCCGTGGCAAGGACGATCTCGCTCCAGCCCGACTCGTACTTGCTCACGGCGAGCATGAGCGCGGCTGTCCGCTTGCGGGCGTTCGGCCCCTGGAACACGGGCGCCTCGTCGGGGTTGTACGCTGCCCAGGCGACAGCGCCGGCCCACTGCTCGTACCTGGCTCGGGCGTCGTCGTCCTGCGGGGGCACCGCGGAGGTCATGAGCCCGAGCAACCATGCTGCGACTGTTGTTAGATCCATGCGCGGGTCGTACAGCCGGCGCGATCAGGGCGCAACCCGCGGTGGACGACTCGACGACCCGGAATTTCGATCCCAGGGGCTAGGGGTCCGACGAGAAATCTTGCCCCGCCGACGCAACCCCGGTGGGCGCCGCCGCGCACCCGTGGGCGACCGCCGCCATGGCGACGCCGAACACCACGGACACGACCGCGAACACTTTGAGCACCCGCAGGCCCGTTCGGCTGATCAACGTTTGCATGCTGCACCTCGCTGCGCGCAGAGCGCGGCTACGTTCTGTTCCAAGGCGCTAACGCGGCGCTGGAGCTCCCGCAAGTCCCCGGCCTGGTCGGTCGTGTCCTTGCTGCATTCCCGCAATCCGGCCTGCGCTTCGTTGACGCCCCGCTCGAGCGACACGGCGTGGACGACGTGGTCGCTCAGGCGCTTGTCGAGCGTTTCGACGGATTGCGCAACGCTGCGCAGCGAAGCAAGACTGGCACCCGCGCCGAAGATGACCGGGATCAGCCAAAGCACGAACGGGATGTACTTGCTTGCGCCCTTGTCGGGCTCGGGGGAGTTGTCTCTTCCAGCAGCCACGACGCTGTACCTACCCGGGCTTCTGTCCGCCATTCGGAAAGCCTCGCCGCAAGTCCTGGGCGACGGACACGCCGCCTACCGCAAGAACGAAGACCATGATCCCGCGACCCGCCCATGCGGGAAGCTGCGCGAGCTGCGCGAGTGACACGAGCGCCGCGACCAGCGCGACGGCAAGCACGACCCAGGCGCCATCGAGCTTGGGCACCCGGCGGCGCAAGGCGGCGACCGCCGCGATCACGATTGCCACCTGCTCGGGCATAGACAGGTCGTCCATGCCACCAAGTTACCACCGCTCAGGGCTCTTCGTCGTGGGAAAGGTTGTCGAATCGGGTGTACTGCTTCTCGAACGCGAGCCGGATCGTGTCGGTCGGGCCGTTGCGCTGCTTGGCCACAATCACGTCGCAAGTGCCCTTTGTCTCGGCGTCCTTGTCGTAGTAGTCCTCGCGGTAGAGGAACGCGACGACGTCCGCTTCTTGCTCAAGCTCGCCCGACTCGCGCAGGTCCGAAAGCATAGGTCGCCGCCCGCCGCGCCCTTCTTCCGGCCCCCGGTTGAGCTGGCACAGCGCCATGATCGGCACGTTGACGGCGCGGGCCGTGCGCTTGAGCGCTCGGGCGATCGAGCCGACCTGCTCTTGCCGGCTGCGCGCGGCGGGGTCTTGGGGGTTCATGATCTGGAGGTAGTCGACGACCGCAAGGGCGACGCGGCAGCCCAGCCGCGAAGCCATCGCGACGGATCGCTGGAGCTTCGCGCGCAGGTCGAGCGGCCCGAGGCCCACCGTGTCGTCCAAGTACATGGGCAGCTTGTAAAGCTCGTTGCGCACGTACTGCATGCGCCCAAGCTCCTCGTTGGTGACCATGCCCAGCCTCGCTCGGTTCAGGTCGATCCGTGCGCCCTGGCACACCAGCCGCATTGCAAGCTGGTCGCGCGGCATCTCCAGGCTGAACACCACGGCTATGTTGCCGTTGGGCGTTGCCGGCTCCCCGAACACCGCGCCCTTGTACTCGGCAACGGTCTTCGCCGCCTGCATCGCGAAGCTCGTCTTCCCCATGCCAGGGCGCGCGGCGACGAGGATCAAGTCGGTGGCCATCCACCCACCCGTAACCTGATCGAGCCGCTTGAACCCGGTGGGGGCGCCCAGGCGCATGCCATCGGAACGCGCGGCGACCTCCATCCGGTCGCTCGACTCCTTGATCGCCACGCTCAGCGGCACCAGCTCCTTGTCGACCTGGCCGCGGGCGACGCCAGCGATCTTCGCCTCGGCGTCGTCGAGGAAGCTCTGCGCCTCGCCTGGGTGCGCGTAGGCCTCGGCGGCAATCACCTGGCTGGCACGGATAAGCTCGCGCAGCCGCCACTTGTCCTTGACCCTGTCGCAGTAGGCCTTGACGTTCGAGACGACCGGGACCGCGTCAAGCACCTCCGCAAGGTACACGGCGCCGCCCACCCGCTGGAGCATTTCGCGATCGGCCAGCCACGACCGCACGGTAAGAATGTCGATCGGAACGCCACGCCCGTGCAGGTCGATCATGGCGTGGAAGATCTTGGCGTTGGCGTCCGAGTAGAAGTGCTCGGGGTGGAGCGAAGCAATAACCTCGGCGCCGTAGCGCTCGGGGTCGAGAAGGACGGTGGAAAGAACCGCCGCCTCTGCGGTTAAGTCGTTGGGCGGTACGATGCGTTCGGTTGTCATTGTGCGCAGGCTAGCGTCGCCTGGTGTCCAATGCAACCTGTTGCGTTGGGGGCAGTCTACTTGGTCTGAATGATCGTGATGTCTGCCAGGACCGGGCCGGGGGCGCCCGCGACCGAGCCGCCCACGGTGAAGCCGAACGGGTTGACGCCGGCAGGGAACTCGACGGCGCCGAGAGCTGTGTAGACCATGGCGCTCGCCGTCAGCCCCCCGTTCACGTACGGAATCCACGGGCCGGCGTAGGCCGCGCCAGGGGAGGCGGCGACCGAAACGTTTTGCAGCCACCAGACGTCGCGATCGATCGCGCCGCTGTTTGGCGCGCTGGTCTGCCCTTGCTGGAGGTGGCACTGGTTTGCGTCGATGTACGCGCCGTCCGCGATGAGTTGGTTGAAGTCGCAGTCGCGGAAAACGCCCACCGGGTAGGCCTCGGTCCCGATGCCGGCGATCCTGGTGAGCAGCCCCGAGTGGCAGTTGTAGCCTTCGCAGATCGTCGGGGGAATGACGAAGGCGAACGCCCCGCCGAGGTCCAGCTCGTTCCACACGCAATGGTAGAGCCTGACGTGACCGGCCCGCAGCTCGGGCACGTCCGTGTCGCTCAGGTCGTTCGAGAAAATCGACTGGACGTCAACGTAGTAGGCACGGACGTGCGCCTCGTTGTGAGGCTCGATCCTGTCGACCTCGCAATGGTGGAGATCGACCGCGCCCTCCGCTCCGCTCGGGTGTGCGACGCCCGACAAGTAGTAGACCTCGAGCGTGCCCTCGTGGTTCACCTCTTGGTAGCCGACGTAGTCGAACTGCGAGATCGTCTGTTGACCGAGGATCAGGCTGTCCCGCACGAGGACGTCGCCCGTCGCGATCAGGTGCAGAGCAAGGCGCGTCCTCGCCCGGGAAATCACCAGGCACCGCCACAGCAGCAGGGGCAACGTGTCGAAGATGGTCAGGTTGGGCACGTTGCTGCCGTCGACTTTGATCGCGTAAGCGGGGCTGCCCTCCACCGGGTCGACCTGCTCGATCTGAATGTCCGTGATGTACATGCCCTGGAGGTTGTGCGTGCCCGAGTACTCGATCACGGGCACGCTCCCGTCCGCTCCCACGATCGTTGCTCCCCACTTGCTGGTCAGCGTGATGTTGTCCACGCTGGGCCAGGTAATGTTCTCGGTGTACACGCCGGGTCCGACGAACACCACGTCGCCCGCCAGCGCCGCGTTGAGCGCAGCTTGAACGGTGAGGAACTTGTTGGTCAAGCTGTTGCGCACGCCCGTTCCGTCGTTGCCGTCCTTGCCGACGAAGACGAAGTTGGCCCACGTTACCGCGCCGCCGCCGCCGGCTGCGTCCACGCGCAGCGTTTCGTTGCCGCCGACGTTCTGCGGAGTCAGCGTCACGTTCGATCCAGCGACGAGCTTGGTCGCGAGGAACCCTTCGGTGTTGTCGGTGAGGCTGACGCGCGCCCTGCCACCCACGCCGCCCTGCTGGTCCTGGCGGGGCTCGTTGGTCACGTCGGGCACGTAGCCGTTGTCCATGCGGTAGTCGTTCGAGCTGTTGTCGAACGCCATGCACGCGCGCAGCGTGCCCTTGCAACCTGGCTCGAAGCGAAAGCCGTCAACGTTGTTGTACGCGCTGCAACACTCGAAGACGCCGTAGCTGTCGTTGTCGAGGTCGAAGCCCTCCTCCGCGCAATTGTAAGCAGTGCAGCCGTAGACGTGCGCCGCGACGTAGTCGTCGATGTCGAACCCTTGCGCGACGTCGTGCGCGATGCACCTACGAATGATGCCGGTACTCCACGCGCCGTAGGTCGACTGCCACGCGCCAAGCTGGTCCAGCTTGAAGGCCTCCCCTCCGTTGCCCGCCGCCACATTGAACGCGAGGCAGTCTTCGATCAGGCTGTTGAAGCAGTTTTGTAGCTGAACTTGGCGAGTGGTCTGATTGCCGCCGTCGAACGTGCACCTCGTGATGAACGTCTGATCGAACCCGCGTACGTTCAAGGCCGCGCCCTCGATCTCCCAGTCGGCGGCGTTCACGAAATTGCAGTCGATGAACGCCAGCTTGCTCGACATTTCAGTCGCCGGGTTCGGCGGCGTCGCGTACAGGTTCCAGAAGTACGAGAGCATGACGCCGGGGGCGATGCCGACGACGTCGTGCACGTACAGGTCCGCGAAGATGATGCGCTCCACGAGCGAGAACTCCGCGGCGAAGGAAATGAACGCGCCCCGCGAGTTGGCGACCGGGCTGGTTGCGCTGAAAAGCTCGAAGCCGCTGAACGTCACGTCCTGCGCCCCGTTGGCGAGCTTCACGCATTCCTGCCCGGTGATCTTCGGCGTGTACCCGTCCCCCGCCTTCACGACGTAACCGCCGGCCACCGCCGGAAGCGTGATCGGGTCGTAGGTAGCGTCGGTTCGTACCTCCAGCACCTGTCCGCTTGCCAGCGAGTCGATCGCCGTTTGAAGCGCTCCGCTTGCCGTGTCCGTGAGCACGACGTCCGGCACAAGCGACGGCAACGCTTCGACTCGGGCCTCCGCGATCGTGCTCCACCCGCTCTCGCTGTTGCACCCTCCCCCTTCGCCGCCGCCCGTGGCGTCGATCTGCATCTGCTCGTTGCCCCCGGGGTTCAGCAACGTGAGCGTGACGTTCGCGCCGGAAACCAGCTTGCCGGCGAGGTAGCCCGCGGTCGTATCGGACGCCTGCACCTTGACAAGCTGGTCGATCCCGCCTGCTGCGAACGCAGCCTCGATGCGGCGGTTCAGCTCGTGCCAAACGTCTTCAAGGTGCTTGTCGCGGAACGTCGTAAAGAGCCTGCGAAATGCCATGATAGAACCTCACGCAATGGGACCGATCGCCGCAGCGATCCGATCAAAGGCCTCTTGGACCGTCGAGGGCGGGGAGCCAGACCAGTCAGCGGGAACCGCTGGGGAGTAGACGACGCGAGGGCTCCTCGAAAGGTTGCCGTCGTCGGGTCCGAAGACCACGGAGCCGAGGAAGCTGGGCAGCGCCGGGGGGGGCTCGGGAAAGCTGGGGCCGAGCGCGTTGTAGACAAGCGTTGCGCCGGCTTCGCCCGAAAGCCAGTTCTGCGACCATACGCCGAAGTTGTCGACGCATGCCACGATGGCGCCGTCCGCTGCGTTGACGATCGGCTGCGAGCAAACGCCACCCTGGGGACCGACGAACCCGCTGAACGTGCCGGCGACGACGAAGAACTCTCCCGAGGCGACCTCGATCGCAGGGACTGAGCCCTGATTGTCGATCAGCGCGCCTCGATAGGCGGCGAAGACCTGGGGCACGCCTGCTTGGTCGGGGTAGGTGAAACAAGGCGCGGCGCTCGGGTGAACCCGGAGCTCCAGGCCGTCTGTGATCCCCTTCAGGTTCTGGAGCACCGCACCGTCCTGCACGTCGAGCACGACGATACCTGTTGGGAGCAACACGGAACCGAGCTGTGCGAACCGCAGGTTGTAGACGCCGGGCGGGACCGGAGCTGGAGTGCCGATCGGTGTCTGGCGCGAGGTGTCGACGTACACCGTAGCGCCCTCGACCTGGCCGAGGAACTCCATGACCTCTTCCCAGGTGGCGACGGCGTTGCCGGACGAAGGCGCGCCGGGCCTGTACACGATCGTGTCGGAGCTTCCGCGGATCGCGACGTCGATGCGCCGGTTCAGCTCGTGCCAGAGTTGCTCCAGGTACTTGTCCTTGAACGTCGCGAATAGCCGCTTGAACGCCATGGCTTGCTCCTACTTGGCAACCCAGCCGGTGTTGCCGACGCCGCTTTCCTTCACCCAGAGCGTGAGATCCTTGCCGCCGTTGGTGTCGAGGTACAGGACGCCCGGCGGGGCAGTCACCACGCCCTCGGGGCTGCCGGCGCCCCACCGCAGCCGAAAAGCTAGCGCGTCGATCGCCCCCTGCGTTTCGGTCGCTCCGAGGTGCGGAGAGGCCGAGCCCTGGAACGCAACACGCGACGCCTGCTCCGCGAGAATGATCGTCGCTCCCGCCTGGGGCAGCGCGGTGGCGCCAGCGTTCACCACCACGACTTCCGCGACGGTGTTCGGGAGGCCTTGCACGGTGTTGTCCTGCGCCGTCGCTGCATCGAGCAGGAACACGACGAGGCCGCTTTGCCGCGACTGGGCCTGGAGCACGCTCGTGCCCGTGGACTCGACCAGCTCGCTGTCGTCTGCGAGCCACCAGTGGCTCGATCCTCCGACGAGACGGTCGCCAGAGTCGACGGTGAAGAACGGTGCGCCGCCCGTGCACTCGATCGAGCTACCTTCCGCCAGAACGTACGTCGGGTTGCCCCCGGTGTTCGAGGCCTGCACGTCCTCGGAGGTGACCACGGGCTGCGTGCTCGCGCTTGTGATGCGCAGCGCCCTGAACTCGAAGACGCCAATCAGCCTGGCACCGTCTACACACGACAGCGGGCACTTGCCGCCCGCAGCGCCGCGCTGCCTACCGCGCATGATCGTGTACCCGCCGAGGTTCCACAAACCGGCGCCGACGATCGGCGCTCCCAGCGAGTCGTCAACGAACACAGTCTTGACGCCCGGGATTGCGGCTGCCGCGGCCACCGTCTCTGGCCACGTCCCATACACGCCGCCTCCCGTCTGCGCTCCCTGTCGGTACACGATGCTCGCAGCGCCCGAGGTCGAGTCGATGGCCGCTTGGATGCGACGGTTCAGCTCGTGCCAAACGGCTTCGAGGTGCTTGTCGTTGAACGTGGTGAACAGCTTTCGGAATGCCATGTCTCACCCCTTGCGTGCCTCTCGCTCCATCTTGTCGAGCCGCTTGTAGTAGTCGGGGATCTCGGTGAGGTGCGCGAGCGCGATCATGCCGACAGCGGGCATGATCATCGACGGGTCTTTGAACAGCGGGGCGAGCGCACCGATGTGCTCTTGCTCGACCTCCAGGCCGCGCCTGAACTCTTGCACGTTGAACACGTCCCAGCGCACGCCGAGCCGGTCACCGATTGCCCTGGCGCGCTCGAGCGTGACGGGCTCGAAAGGCGCTGGGTTCGGCAACGTTTTCCACTCCGCAGGCTCGCCCCAGCTTGCGTTGTCGTCGGGGTCGAGGCCAAGCCTCTTGAGCCCGGTGCGTGCGTACACCCTTGCGGCGCCAAGGTGGGGCCACCGCGATCGGCCATCGTTGATCTGCTTGGCGAGGTCCGCGGCGTCCTCTCGGTACTCGTTGCCGCCGACGATCTTGCCGGCGTACACGACCCAGTACCTGTAAGCCTTCATGTTGATCCGCCGCATGGCCCGCCCCTCTCAGATCCACTCGTATTGCAGCGTGTACATGATCGACGAGGCGAGGTTGCCCGCGGCCTCGTTGCCCTGGTTCCACTGCGCCACGAGCGACTCGATGAACTTGTACAGATCCGGCACCGTGCGGATCTCAAACGCGGTCTTCCACGCATACAGCCGATCGGGTCCGCTTTTCACTCCGCGACCCACCGCGCGAGCCGCCGCCTGCGCGGCGACGATTTCGTCCTCCTCCACCAGCGTCATCCAGTACGCCGGGGGCGAGGGCGACACGAGCAGGGCGCCTTCCTCGTCCTTTGCGTCACGCAAGTGCAGGTCGAAGTCTGAGAGCGTGGGCATCGTTCCGTACGACATGCTCTCCCACTCTGCCATCCGAAGATTGCGCATGATTTCCTCACTGATCGTCCGTGATGCCCCACTGGGCAAGCTCCTCCATCGCCCTGGCCACTTGCGTGGTGTTCAGGCCGATGGCCAACAGGTGCTCCCGCCACTGCTCCTCGGAAAGGCTGTCGACGTTCACGCCCGCCTTGTCGAGCTCCAGTGCCGTTTCCCGCACGCGAACCATCGCCTCGTCCTCGAGATCCTCTCCGTCAACCTGGTTCTCAAGCACGAGGTACTTGCCCACGATCTGCTGCGCCTTGCGCGGGTCGTCTCGGTTCACGTCAATGCTCCTCGTAGGCGACCGTCAGGTCGGGCCGCGTCCAGCACGCTCGGCAGCCGTGTCCGACCGGCGAGCGTTCATCGTTCATGTTCCCGAAAGCGAAGCCGGGACCGCGGGCTCCAGAGCAGCAGCCGCCGACCCACTTGCCCGGCTGGCCCGCCTTGGGCTTGGCCGCGCCCCCCTCGTGGGGCGGCTTGTAGGCTGGGTACACCCACGTCGCGAGCTGCGGCGCAAGCTCTGGGGGCGCCGAGGCGGCGCTCGACGAGTACCCGGCGTAGCCGAGGCTCGGCCCCATCTCGCGAAAGTGCATGGCGCTCGGCCTCACCACGAGGTTCGGGGGGATGCACCGCACGTCTTCGCTCGTCGGGCACGCCCCCCCTCCCCGCGGCACCCAGGTGCGCGTGGGCGCCCAGATCACCATGGGCGGCACCTCAACGGTGCGCGTGGCGACCGGCCCCGTGGTGCGCGTGACGATCGCCGGCTGGCTCAGGTTGCGCCCGATCTGGCACCACTCCTCGAAGTAGCGGCGGTTCAGGAAGTCCCCGCAGTCATGCAGCCGAAAGAAGTACGGGTCTTCGGTGAGCTGCACGTCGGTCAGCTTGCCCTGCTCGGTGAGCTTGGCGATGCGGCGGACGCTGTGCGCCTGCCGGTTGCGGATCGCCTCGGTGAACACCTCGGCCATGGCGCCTGGCTTCAGGCGCAGCATGTACCTGACGAACTGCCTGCGCACCTCCAGCGTGAGCGCGACGGTCGTGGTTGCGTACTGCCCTTTGATGCCGTAGCAGCCGCTGCACACGTAGGTGGCGGGCTTGACTCCGATTGCGTGGGCCGCTGGCGAAAGCGGCATCGCGCGCCGCTCGTCCTCGCTCAGCATGGGGAAGCCGGGCACGCTCCCGTAGCACGAGCCGCCGAGCTTGGGAGGCCCCGCCGGCAGGTTGAACCCCCAGCACACCATCTTGCCTGCGCTGCCGAGCAGCTCGACGCTTGCCATGAAAACCTGCGGGTCGCCGGAAGCGTAGGACGACCTGGCGGGTGAGCCGATCGCCTCCCACAGCCCGTACACGTCGCCTCGCGTGATGGGCCTCGCAAGCGGGATTTCTGGCACTCCGTTGACGATCTGCATCCTGGGCTTGCTCGGCAAGCAGGACTCGACGAGCTTGCGCATGTGCGGCCTGATCGCGATTGCGTGCGGCTGGATCGTCTGCGCCGCGTTTTCGATGCGCGCCCCCATGGTCACACTCCCGAGCCAATAACGCGATCCTCTTGGGAACCGCGGTGAAGGATACCCGCAAGGGCGAGAAGGAAGCCACCGAACACGCTGATCGCGATCATCCAGTTGGCGACGTTCACTCCCTGCGCTGCTGGCTTTGCATCGTACGATACATGGCGCGGTTCGGGCACCCCCGGCAGCACGCCGCTTTGAGCTCCCTGGTCGAGAGCGGCCCGCTGCGCGTTGTAAATTGGGTCGTAGTAGACGAACGAGGGGCAGCAGTCGCCTGCCCTGTCCGCGCCGGGCTCGCACGGCCTGGTGGGGTCGCCGTCCTGCCAAGGCAGAGTGCCCTTCGACAACCACCTCACTGCGTTTGCCCGGTTCGAGTCGTTCGACCTGGCGTACCACCAGGCGAAGCACGCCAGCTCGCGCCAGTCGATCGAGTCGCACGCGCCGCCTTGCATGGTCGCGGCGGCTCCGGGGAACCAGCCGGCAGCTCGGCACACGTCGAGCAGCCGCTGCGCCTCGATCTCCCAGGCGACCACGCCAGCGCGGCGAAGCTCGCGCGCAAGCACGCGGTCCACTGCGGTCCACAGCGGCGCGTCGAACGTGATCGCCTGGCAGGGGAAGGGCATGTGCTACCTCGCGGCCACCAGCACGACGCCGCCGACGACCACGACGGCCCCAGCGCCAATCGCGGCCATGCCCCACCCGGTCTTGTACCAGGGGGGCTTCTCGGCCTCGGCAGGCGGCGGCTCGGTGCCAGGCTGGTTGCCGCTGCGGTACAGCGCCGCGACGTACTGTGGCACGCACGTCGGCCACGGCTGGCACGGGTAGTTGACTCCCTGCGGCCAGTTGGCCGGGTCCGCCAGGCACTGCGGGAAGGGCGTGCAACCCCAGTTCACGCCCGTGGGAGGCGGCGGGGTGGTGCCGGGGGCGGGCGGCGTGTCGCTCGGGCACGGGATGGCTGGGAAGCTCTGGTGCATCCAGTCACACACGCATCCGGGGAACGGCTCGCAGACGTGGGGCACCCCTTGCGGCCAGTTGTTGGCGTCCAGAAGGCACCCGGGGAACGGGTTGCATGCCCAGTTGGGCAAGCCGCCAGGAAGCTGCGGAGGCGGCGTTCCTGGCGGGCCAGGCGTCACCGAAGGCTGCCACTTGGGGCCGGCGTTCGGGTCGTAAGGGTTCCAGCTCGCAGCCACGAGGGCGGCGCGCGAGGCGTACGCCAGGTCGCCGCTGACCGCAGCGGGGCACGAGCTAAGTGCCGAGCTGTAGAGCGAGCTGTAGCTAGTGGCGAGCTGGAGGCACCCGAGCCCGCCGGCTTGGATGATGCCGATCACCTTCTGGCGTTCGTCCGCGGGGAGCTTGGCGAACTCGTGGCCGAAGCACGCGATGAGGCGCCAGTCGACGACGCCCCCCGCTCCGGTGGCCTTGTCGAAGAGCCTACCCTTCGCGCCGCAGCCGTCCGCCTCGATGGCAGCGGCCATCTGAGCGGCCTGGGCGGCGTTCACCGCGTCAGTCGCCGCGGTGGTGGCCGTAACGCTGGGGCCACGAAAGCGCGTCATCTCGCGCATGCACACCTTCTCCACAAGGTCGATGTCCGTCTGCTCGACGGGGGGCGTGGTCCCGGGTGGCGTCGTCCCAGGCGTGGTCTTCTGGTCGGAGCCGTCGCCGCACGAGGGGATCGTGATCGTGGTCGGCGCACCAGGCCCGAGAATGTTGCCCGGCGTGATGTAGCCGGTGGTGCACGTCTTGCCGAGGAACGACTTGACCTGATCGGTGGTGATCATGGGTCCGCCGATTTCCTTCATGAGCGCGGACTGGCAGCAGCCGTCCCAAATGCCATCCTGGCGCAACTTGGTGTAGCCCCGCTTGTACAGCTCGGCCTGAAGCGCCTTGTGGAAGTCGACGCCCGCGCAAGCGATGCCTTCGTTCTGGCCGACGTTGCCGGCGCCGCGCAGCACGCCCGAGGTGCACGGCCCGGTGCTCTGACCGTAGCCGAAACACGCGAGCCCCACGCCCGACCGAGCCGGCTTCGTCCACGAGATCATGCGGTCGCTCACCCACCGCAGCAGCGGCACGGGCGGGTCGCGCATCCAGCGCTGCACCTGGCCCGCGGTGAGCCACGGCGTCTCGATCGCGAACTCTTGCACGACCTGCGCAGGCCCTCGGGGCCAGCGGCGCGAGATCTGGTCGATGTAGTAAGCGCGGGCAGCGGCGATGTCTGCCGGCGCGTGTTGCCTGCGGGCGATCCTGTCCGCCCAAACGCTGATGGTGTCCATTGCCGATCCCCTGGTCTGAAGGGGTCCGGCCTAGTCCTCGGGCGGCGTCTGCGCAGGCTTCAACCGCTCGCACGGCTCGTTGGCCGGTCCCACGTTCGGCAGCTCCTTACGGTGGCTGCCAACGGTCACGAGCACGACGCAGGCCGCAGAGGCGACCAGCGACGTGCCGAAAGCGAAAAGCACGATCTGCACCGCCTGGCCGACGAAGGCTGGCAGGTGCGGGTAAGCAAGCCACAGGGCAGCGACGATCGCCCCCACCCAGAACCCGCTGCACATGGGGCAGCAAAGCAGGGGGGGGTAGATCGATCGCAAGCGCCTCGCGATCACACCCTGCGTGACCACGTAGGTCGCGCCGGCAGCCCCAAGGATCGCGAGCCATGCAGGCACGGGTCACTCCTTGTCCTTCGCCCCTTCGCCTGGGCACCCGAGGTAGCCGCGGGTCGCGGCTTCGCTCATGAGCATGCCCAGCGCGAAGGGGGACAGCCGAACTGATTGCCCGTGTTCGGAAAGCACAACGGAGCCGTCGTCCTCGAAGGATGCGTCCGGGCAAGAGGCACAGCCCCCGCCGCACAGTGTCACTTTGTTCGCCTTGCTCATGCACGCATCCTAACAGATCAGACAGCCGAATTGGGCTCGACCGGCATGTTGATCACGGCCAGAACGTACAGGTTCGGCGGCGAGAACGTGGAGTACATGCTCGCGTCCTTGACGAATCCGACGAACCGCTTGCCGCCGCTGCCAAACGGGCTGACGTCGAAGGCTGGGTTGCCCGAGTCGAGCCAGACCGGGTTTCCGTTCACGGGCGACAGGCCGCTTTGGCACCACACGAGGTGCTCTCCGTTGGAGCTGACGGGGCACAGCGCCCCCACGTCGCAGCCGCCCTTGCGGTCGCACACGCCGATCGCACCCTGCTTCGAGTCGGTGTTGGCGACCATTCCGGCGGTCGTGATCTGCACTGCCTGGCCGTACATGAGGCCGAACGGCCCCCCGTTGTACAGCCCGCCCGCCCCGGTGGCGGTGCGGATCGCCTGGCTGATCTTGCGCACCAAGATGTTGAGGTACTGCTCCAGGTGCTTGTCGGTGTGGCTAAAATTCGCGATGTCCATTGCCTATCTCTCCGATGAGGTTGATCTCCAGGCCTACCGTCACGCGCGCGCCGGGGCCGTGGGTTGCAGCCGGGACCGCTCCAGCCGTGCCAGCTCGGTCCTGGTGTCCTTCTTGCGGGTCATCTTCGCGACGACGACGATCCCGAGGATGCCGGCGCCGACGCCGAGAGCCGCCCACAGGTACGGGCTCTTGTAGATCGGCTCCTTCGCTTCTCCGTTGGTGTAGCCAACCGGCTGCATGCCGGTTCCGGTTCCCGTTCCGGTTCCCGTTCCGGTTCCGGTTCCCGTGCCGGTCCCAGGCGTCGTGGTGCCGGGTGCCCCGGTCATCTCGATGCGGTCCCACAGCGTGCTGCCCTGCGGCGGGTCAGGCCACGAGGCGGGGATCTTGAGCTTCGCCCCGTCCCACTGGTTGAACATGCAGGTGACCGTCTCCCCAGCCTTCTGGTAGCTGAAGCCAGCGGGCATGTCGTAGTTCGCGCTCTTGAGCTCGTTCCACTTGTTCTGGTTGCCGGTCCAAGCAGCGGCGAGCGCGCCGGGGTACATGCTGTTCGAGGCCGTGTATACGTACGGCTTGACGTTGGTGATCGCGCTCGGCGTGCACGCGGCCCCAACGGACTGGCCAAGCGCCCCGCGCGACCACGACTCCCTCATGCCGGCAACGCGGCCCTCGGTGAAGCGCGGAATGACCGGCGCAGGCAGCGAGAACCGCGGCTGCTTCGTCCAGCCGAGCGGCAGGAAGATCGTTTGGCCGTACCGGAAGGCGTTGTTCGCGAGCGTGAGCACGCGGCCCTGCGGACCCATCACCCACGACTTGGGCAGGTGCGGGTTTGCCAGGACGATCAGCGGCCAGTTGTCCGCATTGCCCGTGTAGAGCCACGCAATTTTCCGCAGCGTGTCGTTCGGGCGCACGATGTACAGGTTGGGAACGAGAGCCATTGTCTGGGCCTCCTACTTGGCCGCGATTGCGACCGCTGCGACGACAGCGACGGCGACGACGGTGCCGCCGACGATCCACCACACGGTGTTGTCCTTCTCCTCCTCCTTCGGCTGCTCTGCCGAGGGCGGAAGGGGGATGTTGTGGTCCTTCGCCCACTGCGGGATGCAAGCGGGGAACGGCGTGCACGGCTGCGGGACGTTCGCGGGCCAGTTGCCCGGCTCCGCGAGGCACTGGGGCCACGGCGTGCAGTTCCAGTTGGGCACGGGCGACGGCGTCGTCCCGGTCCCGGTTCCCGGCTGCGTCTGGTCCGGGGGCAGCTTCGGGGGCGTCTCGATGTTTCGGCAGTAGCACGGGTCGACTTGCAGGTCGCACAACGCCTTCTTGAAGAAGTCGACGCCCTTTCCCTCGAAGCAATCGCTGCACGACCAGATCTCGCGAAGACGACCCGGGTTCGCCGTCGCGCACGCACGCAGCTCCGGGTCTTTGAACACCTCCCAGGCGAACGATCCCCACGGCACCTCGCTCCACGCAATTTCAGAGTACGGAGCCGAGGTCCAGTCCACGTTCGCGAAGTCGGGTGCGCCCTCGTTGATGAACATTCCGCCGCCAGGGATTGCGACGGGGGAGAACTGAAGCTCGCCCGCTGCGAGCACGCCCTGGCTTACCGCCTGCCGCGGCGCGACCTGTGCGCCAGAGTACAGCGGCGGCTTCGGCACCTTCTGCATGAAGGCCCAGAACTGCGCCTGGTCCGTGGGGAACTGAGCGGCAATCGCGGCCCACGGCACGTAGCGCCAGGGCACGTCGGCCCACGGGATCGACTGCGCGATCTGAGGGACCGAACCCGCGGCGCGCGTTGCAAGCACAAACTGGGCTGCGCTCGCAACCATTTTCTGCACGTAGTCGCGCTGCTCCGGGGTCAGCGTGGGCGCCGCGCCCGTGGGCAGGATAGGCGGCAGCGTCGGAAAGCGATCGTACAGGTACGGCCACCACCCAAGCACCACCTCCGCGACGTAGCCCCAGCTCACGTCGGCTGGAAGCTGCACGCCGGGAAAGAGCGCTTCGAGTTGCTTGGCGAGGTAGGACGAGAGCGTCACGACCCATTCGTCCTCGTTTGCGCCAACGGCCCCGCTCGAGCGAGACTTCGCCCAGCTTGCGGGAACCAGCAAGCGCTCACCGTGGTTGAGCTCCGCGAAGGTGCGGAAGCGACGCCGCTCGGGGTCGTGCGCCGCAAGGCGCTTGCTGAGCATGTTCGCGGCGATCAGCTCAGGGTAGCGCCGCGCGTCGCCCGTGAAGCGCTCCGCGATCTTGCCCACGTCATCGCCGGGCAGCACGACGGCCCGCCAGGTTGCGACCGCCGGCATTGCCCTCGGGATTCCGTCGTTTGCCCACATGGTTCACTGCCCTCCGCAGCCGCAGCTTTCGTAGCTGAGCATGCCGTCCTCTTCGCCTTCCGCGCTGGCCATCGCCGGGCGAGGCTTGCGCCCGCCGAAGTACACGAGCGCGCCGACGCCGAGCACAAGCCCTCCGACCACGAGCGCAGGCACGACGTACGAGGTCTTCTTGGCCGGCTCCTCGTAACCCACGGGCTGCGTGCCTGGCGTGCCTGGCGTCGCGCCGCCAGTGCCGGGCACGGTGCCGGGCTGCGTCCCGGGCACGGGAAGCTCGCTGCGGGGAACCGCGCCAGTGCAACCTGCCGGCGGCGCGAGCGGGACGAAGGCCGAGCCCTGGTCGGTGAGCGGCACGGGGACGACGCCCTCGGGCTGCCCCGACGACGGGGCCGTCCACCCGGCGCTGTCGATGCCCGACTGAAAGGCGTTTTGTGCGAGCTGCTGGATCATCGCGCTGTTGGTCAGCAGGTAGGCGAACAACACGCCGTCGAGGGCCACGACGTTGATGTCGCCCAGGCCCGACTGGATCGCTGCCTGGTAGGCCTGGAGCCCGAACGCCGCGCTGTTGCAGTCCCAGTTGCCGCTGTACACGTCCGCCGGCACGTAGGGCGCCACGGCCTCGTTGCCCAGGATCGTGGCGATCATGTTGTACAGGCTCTGCTTGCACAGGTAGACGGCGTTGTCGCGGCTCGTCTCGACCTTTGCCCAGAACACGCAGTCGCCGTACACGAGCGGCTGGCGGAACCAGATCGGGAAGGTCACCCGCCCCGGCTTGCTGAGATCGACTTGAAACGCCTGGAACAGCGCCTTCTCGCCCTTGCTGGCGCAGAACGGCGTCCCGAGCGGCGTCACCTTGATGTCCATGAGGTCAACGGCCATGGGTCACTCCATCACGTCTACCGTCAGCTCGCCCGCGATGCGCCAGTACCTCGCGCTCTGAATGAAGTACACGGCCATTTGCGCGAACTGATCAATGAGGGTTGTCGCTGGGAACAGGTCGCGCGGTAGCGGCGACGGCCTGCTCTCCGGGTTCGTCTGGGCGACCGACGCCCAGAACGCGATCGTGCCTGGTCCTTCGAGCACCACGCCCAGCGTGGGCGCAGCGCCCGTGAGCGAGGTCCAGGGGAACCGCAGGTCGTTGAAAGTGCCCCACGGCTGCACGGCTTCGCCTGGTGGCTTGCCCGCGTTGATCGGGATGTACCCAGGCCCGCCGAGCGAGGCGGGCAGTGCTTCGTACAGGATCGCTGCGTTCAGGTCGTCCGCTACGCGCGACCATCCGGGGATCTGCCCGGTGCGATCCACGGGCTGCATGCGCGTGCGCGGTTGGAAGGTCAGGTGCCACGACACGTTCGCGTCGGGCAGCTTGAAGTGCGGCCCGAGCCTGTGCACGTCGAGCTCCACGGGCACGATCGGCGCGGGCGGCTGCTGGTCGGGAGGAAACGGCGCGGCGAGCGTGAGGTACTGTCGCAGGTTCGAGACGCGGAACCTTCCCTGCGGCACCTCGGTCGCCGCCAGGCGCACGAGGTATCGCTGGTCCTGCGAGGTCGTCGGATCGGGCGGAAGCACGATGCCTAGCGAGCCGCGGTCCCCCACGGCCCACGAGGTTCCGACGAACGACGCCGCCGGGTCGTTGCACCTCGTCGCGACCACGATCCGTCGAGGCCCGAGGGGCTGCCGATCGGGGACGCAATGGTCGGCCATCACGCCCCCTGGTTGGTCACGTCTTCTGGTGGCAGATACCCAAGGCTCCGCAGCCTTGCAACGGCCTCCAGCAACGTGATCTCCGTTAGGCGGCAGCCCATGAGTTCCTGGCAGTGGAAGGTCATGCGGACGATCAGCGGGATCTCGGTCTGTTCGAGTTGCCGCGTGAGCGTCCAGCGCATCCACGGGGAGCTGTCGCGCGGAAGCACAATGCCCTTGTCGCTCAGCATGCCGTCAGGCATGGAGTTGCCCGAAGCCGCAAACAGGTTCTCGATCGGCTGGGGCGTGTTGGTGAAGTCCCAGGTGTCGACGCCGTCGATCTTGCCGTACACGTCGATGTACGGAGTCTCGCGCATTTGCCGATCGAACCAGAACTTCAGCGGGCTTCCGGTTGCGTAGTTCGGGCGCTGGATCGTGTACTGCACGCGCTGCACCCAGGCGTCCGCGTACAGCCTTGATCGGAAGGCAACCTCGACGAAGTCGTTGACGTTGCCGGTGGTAAACTCGCCTCGCACCTCGTAGCTGTTGGGTCGAAGCGCAGCGCGGTTCGTCACCAGCACGTAGGCGAGGCGAGGATTGGCGTAGCTGAGCGCGGAGATCTCCGCGGGGGACGCGAGTTGCAGCCTGCTTTCCGTCATGTCTCGACCTTTCGATCGGCCCGCCGGGGTCGCCCCCGGCGGGGTTCTCCCCCCCCACCTCGCAGGCGCTTACTGATCGCCTGCGGTCACGCGACGGTGTCGATCAGCCGCCGCAGCCGATGCGGCCCGCGCACAAGGTGTTCAGCACCTCGGTCGTGAGCTTGCCGCTGCCGGCGAGAGCCTGCGCCAGGCTGTTGCACACGTTCGGGCTGACCTTGAAGCCCTTGAGCCCGATGCCCAAGCGCAACCGACCAGCGGGAATGCGGGTCTTGGTGCCGCGGGCGGTGCCGGCAATCAGGTTCTCGTACGTCGGGTAGTTGGCGCCGCTGCCGGCGAAGGGCTCCAGCCCGGTCTGCATCACCGCGGTGCGGATCATGCTGGTGATGTAGTCGAGGTTGCCTTCGTCGCTGGTGAACTCGATCTTGAGCAGCGTGCCGTTGGTGACCGGAAGCGCGCACGGCAGCTTGTACCAGTACGCGATGTTGGGGTTCGCGCGAAGGCGACCGAAGCTCACGGGCTCGGGGCCGGGGCGCGTCGGGATGAGGTCGCCTTGCTCCTCGGGGCCGAGCGCCGGTCCCTGCATCGCGTTGGTCGCGACGAACCGGCCCACGTCGGGAGCGCCTTCCGTCTCGTCGTTCGCGGCAGCGATGGCGTCCAGCCGGTCGTTGACCTGGCGCTGAATGCGCGCGATGCCGTGGTTGTTGCGACCGAACCCCTGGTAGTCGATCAGGGCGCAGCAGTTGCCCAGCTCGCTCACGGGCTCTTCGAGGAGCTGCGCGTTGGCGTTCTCGGGGCAGGAGAGCTTCAGCTTGTAGCCGCGCATGAAGTCCGCAATCGCGTTCCACACCGGGTTGCCGAAGTTGACCTCGGACATTTCGATGCTCGCGCCCTCGGGCAGACCGAGCTGCGTGGTGTAGATCGCGCCGTTGCGCACGACCTGCGGGCTCGCGAACAGGCCGTCGACTTCGTCGTGCGGAAAAGCCTGAGCGCCTTCGATGTTCATGCCCATGCCCTCGCCGTAGGCGTGGACGCAAATCCCGAGCAGAAGGAAGCTGCCCAAGATCTTGAGCGAGTCTTGCGACACCGCGTTGGAGCTTGCGAACTTCTTGTTCGACGCGGTGCTCGGGTTCGCGACGAAGATGTTGAGCGGCAGCCTGCCGAGCAGGTCCACGTCGCTCTTTCCGAGCGGCAGCTCGAAGTTGATCAGGCGGTACTCGACGGTGGGCACGCAGTGCAGCGGCGCTGCAAGGCACGCGTCGAGATCGTCGTAGCACCCAGGAACGATAGTCTTGTCAGCCATGGTTGTTCTCCGAAAAGGTTGTCGGTCGTCCTGTCAGAAGCCCGCATCGGGCCGTTTGCCCAGGCTCCTGGGCGCCTACTTCACCACCATCGACTCGTTGGTCGCCGGAATGCCTGCCCACATGCGCTTCATGAGGTTCAGGCGGGACAGTTGCAGCTTGCGCGCGGCGTCGACCATGTCGACGATCTCCGCGACGGGTTGCGCCTCTTCGCCCACGGGTCCGCCCCCGGAGGGCATGTCGGGCTGCATGGGCTCGGCGTAGCCGGGCTGCGCCGCGCCGTTGCCGACCGGCACCTCGTAGCCGCCATTGCCGGCGGCGCGCTGGGGCCGACCGCTGCGGCAGTCACGCCCGCACTGGCAGTTCACGGACTCGCAGTTGCAGTTGGGGCAGGTTTCCTTGCCCTTGGTGCCGCACCCGCAGTGCTCGAACCACCCGGGGGCTCCCACCTGGCCGCTGTCCACGCTGCCCTTGGGAGGCTCGCCCACACCAGTGCGCGCGACCGGCCCGAAGTCCATTCCACGTCCGCCGAAGCCGGGGACCGGAGGCGGCGGGGCGGGCATCGCCATGGGGCGACCGATCATCCCGGGCCAGCCGGCGGCCTGACCGTTGCCGCCGTACACGACCTCCTCGGCGCTGGTCGGCGTCGAGGTGGACGGCGGGAGCGCAGGCACGGAGCCCTGCTGCGTCCAGTCCTGCTTGTCGGCGTACAGCCGGTTCGACCACGTCTTCTCCGCGGGTCCGGTCGCCTTCCAGATCGCCGGCATGATGTGGTCCTGCGTGACCTGGAAGAAGAGCTTGAACAGGAAGCCCGCGGCAACGCCGTACATGCCGGCTGCGGCGTACTGCGAGTAGCGCGCGGTGAAGTAGCCGCCGCCGCCGAACACGGCAGCGCCCGCCGCTTGCGCGAGCATGCGTCCCGCGGAGGCCTTCGTGCGGATCGCCAGCGCGGCCTCGGTGCCGTACTGGGGCTCCTTCGCGTCGGGCTTGGCCATCGTCGCGATGGTGCGGTCGACCAACTCTGCGCCGACGACGCCGAACAGGCAGCCGAGGGCCGCGACGCCCATGGTCGTGGCATCCCACTCCACCACCGGGTTTTCCTTGGGGAACACGCGCTTGATCGAGATCACGGCGTTGCTCTGCGGGGCGAAGTACTTGCCGCTCGGGACCATGCCCTTGGGCGAGCGCTTACCGCGCGTCGTGGTCGCCTTGGGCTTGGGAGCGCGAGGCGGCTTCGGCGCAGCAGCCGCCGCAGGCGCGGCAGCCGGCGTGCCCATTGCCTGCCAGGCCTTCTCCAGGTTCTTCATCGCGATCTCGCGGCGCTGTTCCTTCGACAGGCCCTTCTTCGCGGGAGCCTTCTTTTCCGCGACCTCGGATGCCTCGCGTCCGCGGCGAGGCTTGGCCTTCGCCTTGCCCCTGCTGCGCGTGCCTGCCTTGACGCCGCGCGCGCTCCACGCCTTCTGGAGGTTGCGCATTGCAATTGCGCGGCGCTCGGCCTTGGTGAGCTTCTTCTTCGCCATGTTCGTGACCCTCGTTGGTTGTGGACTCTCGGCGGCGCGACCAAGCACAGCCGCATGCAACGCACTTGGCGCGTGCGCCGTGATTCCAAACCGCGCATACGCCTTCAGAATGTTCTGCCTGATCTTCTCGTACTCGTTGGGCGTGTAGTACCCACGCGGGAACCAAGTGTTGAGAAGCCCCATCGCCGCGATTGCGTGTTGGGCGTCGTTGATCGGAAAGCGCCGGTTCTTGGGGTCCGCGAAGGCGCTGTCGGGCAGATCGTCGCGCGCCGCCTTGGTCAGCTTTTCGTCTGCCTCGCGCGGAGCGATGAGCATGCTGCCTCGCTCGACGACCTCGCCCTTGCGCACCGCCGCGTCTACCACCGCGCGCGCCTCTTCGAGCTCAAAGCCGGAGTCAACGAGCGCGGCGATGGCGCCCTCGCGGTACATGGCCCCATCCCGAATCGCGCTCATTGCTTCGCCTGCTGGCGCCGTCGCAGCGCCAACGGGCAGCAAGCTGTCCATCGCGATTGCCCAGTGCTTGCCTTGCACCCCTTGCTGGATCACGCGCTCGTGCATGCTCGACGGCACGTTCGCTCGCGCAAGAAATCTGCGCGCCGACTCGAGCGTCATCGAGCCTCGCTTGCGGAACTCCGCAACGAGCCGTTTGCGTGCTTCAGCTTCGGTCATGGCCAGACGAAGCCGCGTTCGTCGACCACGCACCCATCGGGCAACACGAGCATGTAGCCGAGGCCTTGCTCGTGAAAGAAGAACGGACACGGCACACTGAAACGGTGCCTGTACCGCCCCTTCCGTTTGCCTCTTCGTGCGTAGTAGAGAACCACGGCATCGTCGAAACGCTGCCAGAGTGGCGAAGGGATTTCAACAGTCGCGCGCGTTAGCTGTGCTGACTTTCCGAAGTAATTTCGCGCAGCTACAAGCTCACCCTTGCTCAGTCTTGCGCACTCTTGTGCCGCTTTGGTGTACGGGAGCACAAGGAATGTGCACCTGTCCACAAGCCGTCCCTCAGTGTCGTGCACAAGCCCCCAGTCGTCGGGCAGCTCGATCAGGCCCCCGTCCGCCAGTTCAACGCGAACAAGATCTCCCTTGACTACGAGAGCCAACCTTTGCCTCCAAGGAACCACGGCCTCACGCCAGCGATGAGCAAGCCGCCAGTCGCTACGGCAACGATCGCGAAACCCAAGGCGGCGCCCTTCGCCGCTACTTCGTCGTCCCACCGCAGCGAGCCGCTCTCCCAGCCTGCAAGAAGCACTGGCTTGATCGTTCCCACGACGCCGCTTGGCTGCTGCCACGAGTAGCCGTGCGCCACCGCTGTGTTGTACGCCGCCAGGATCTTGTTGACGTAACCGCAGTCGGTCTTGAGCCCCCACTGATCCTCGTCGCAGCACACGATCGTGCCGTCCTTCTTCTTGCGACAGTACACGCCGCACCGAGGCTTGCCGGCGTTGTAGGCCGCAGCGGAACTCACGAGGTTGCCATTGTACCGCTTCAGGTTCGAGGCGATCAGCTTCGCTCCGAGGTCGACGTTGACGAACGGTTCCGTCGCTGCGTCCTTGTCGACCGGCGTTCCGGCTGGGATACCGGCGAGGCCGTTGTACGTCTCGGGCATGAGCTGCATGAGCCCGAGCGCGCCGGCCCAGCTCACTGCGTTCGCGTCGCCCCCCGATTCGACCGCCATGAACGCAGCGATGATCGCCTGCGGCACCCCCCTGCGCTCGCTCACTTCGTCGATGATCGAGCGCCAGCGATCCACGCCGGTCGGCCACCGTGTCGTCTGCGGGTAGGTGCCGCCGACCGAGATCCTGCCATCGGGTTCGAGCACCGCGACGGCCTCCGTGCACGGGCTTTTCATCGCTTCCACTTCGACCTCCACGCGAGCGCTGCGAGCCCGGCTGCGACGACCAGGCCCACGCCAACGATCACGGCGGTTCCACCGGGGCCGCCGCCAGGCTTCGCTTGATCCGTCGCCCACGGTGGCGCTCCCTGCGTCGGAGGGTTCGCCCACCTTTCGATGATCGGGGCAGCGAGCAGCTTTGCATGCTCACCGTGGCTGATCGTCGTCCCGAAGTCGGCGTACAGGAACGAGCCTCGCGTGCGAACGCTCAGCGGTTGCGGCAGATCCTTGGGCCAGTAAAGCGCGCCGTCGTCGAGCGGCTCGATGCGCTGGAGCATCCACTTGACGTACTCGTTGCACGACGAGTAGTTCGCACCTCCGAAGCCGCTCGCGGTCACGACCATCACGCAATCGCCACGCACCGCGCGCTGAGCCGCTGCCAGGTAGCCTTCCTTCGTCGCGCCGTAGTAGCTGTCGAAGAGCATCACGGCGGACACGCGATCGGCGCTTTGCTTCAGGATCGGGTTGAGCAAGCCGTGGCCTGCGCTGAAGCTCGCAAGCGTGACCTTGCCGGCGTCGGTGATGCCCGACTTCGCCAGCAGCGCTCCGAGGATGTCGCTACCGAGCGACGAGGCCAGCCTTCCGAACGCCGAACTTCCGATGCACGACACGGTGTGCTCGGTCGTCCAGCCTGCCATGCTCCCCGCGCAGTCGTACTGGTCGGAGATCCCCTTGTTCACCACGAGCACGACGGTGGGCTGCCGCCACTTGACGGAGCGAAGCTCGCCAGAGATCGGGCCTGCCCACACAACGGCGTCACGCACGAGTCACCGCCTGCGCCACCTTCACCCCGAGGTAGCCGGCGGCTGCTCCGATTGCGAAGGACAGCGCGGCGCCAGCGGCGCTTGTGCCCTCTTCCTTGGCGCCGGGCACGGTCGGAGGCGTTCCCGCTGGTGGCGTGTTCGTTGCGGGAGGGGGCGTCGCTCCCGACGCCCAGCGCTTCCAGTTCAAGCTGTAGTCCTGCGTGCCGTTCCAGTCCTGCTTGGGGATCGTCACCCCGCCTGGGTTCACTTGTTCGCAGTCGCTGGCGGGCGGCTGTCCGACGCCAGCGATCATGCCGGTGATGCACACGCCCTTGTTCGGGTCTTGCTCGTTCCAGCGATCGACAACGAGCTTCTCGAACACGCGAGGCAGCACGCGCAGCGCCTGGTACTTGTGGTCGCCCACCCCGGTGGGATCGAGGTTGTTGAACCCCATGATCACCATGCCGTTCTTCTTGATGTAGTACCTGTCGGGGCTGTGCGTGTAGATCGTTTGCGGATAGGACACGCCGCCGGGCAGCTTGCCCGCAGGCGCGACATACGGTGGCACCTCGTCCACGTCGTAGGTTCCAGGCGGAAGCTCCTCCCAGTCCTCGGGCCAGTCACCGAGAGCATACAAAAGGATCAGCGCCGCGGTGCGCGTGGTGCTCGCGAACTTGTACGGCGGGTAGAGCTGGTCACCGATCGCGCTGTGCGTGATGATGCAGTGACGCCTGCCGATCGGCGCCTTCGAGTCAGCGGGAAGCCCGTTCGCGGCGATTGTGGCGAACTCGATCCACGGAGCGAGCGCTGGGATGCTCACGTTAGACCTGTCCTTGTTCGGCTCGCCGTTGAATCCGGCGTGGATGCCGTCGATCGCGACCGCGGTGTCTACCAGGCCGGCGTCTTGGCTTTTGAGCAGCTCGCGCACGCCCTGGCACGACTCGCTGAAGCCGAGCAGAGCAACGCGCGCCGGCTGCACCTGGGTGCCCAGCTTGTCGCGCACGAGCTTGCGGATCGGCTGCGGCCCCCAGCTCGCGACTTGCTCGCGGTAGCCTCGGTTGGGAGGCGTGGGCACGGTGATGAAAACGACGGGGCGCTGGAACTTCGCCTGCACCTCTTTGGGTACGGAGGCGAAGCTCCACGAGATCACGACGTCGCGTTGTTCGGTTGCCATGGCTCACCTCACCCGTACATGGGCAGCATGGGGTACGGGCTCGGATAGCCCATCATGCCGCCGTAGCGGCGGCGCGAAGAGAACGCCGACACCGCGTACACGAGCGCGGCGGCGGCTCCCAAGCCCACAACGGAGATCCCCACGATCTTCGCGGTTTGGGCGAACTCGGTGAGCGGGTCGTGCTTTTGCGTCTCGGCCTGTGCGGCTGCTTGCTGCTGTGCGGTTTCGCCCAGCGAGCGCATGAGCCGCTCGACCTCTTGGGGCGTGTAGCGCTTCGACAGCTCGGCCTGGTGCTCGATGAGATCCTTGCGCCTCCTTCGCTCGATGTAGTCCTTCGCGGTGCTCGCGGCGGCAACCACGGCAATGGCGCCCGCGATCGTCGCGGCGATCACGATGATCACGACGCCGGCTCCGATTTGCGGCGCGGCCCCAACGAAGCCCGCTGGGATCACGCTCGCGACCGTCTGGTCGTTCGAGGTCAGGATGATCTCTCCGTCTCCCTTTACGTAAACGGCTGGCTCGTACGAGTAGGCGACGGGTCCGGTCCTGCCGGTCGCCTGATCCGTCTCGACGCGGCGCTTGCCGTCCGCTGCGTCCTTCGAGTAGGCCGCGGTGACGGTCGCGATCTTGTCGAGGTTGCGCAAGCGGTCCTCGTGCTCTTGTGTCCACTGTCCCTCGCCGCCAGCGTACACGTACTGGTCGACGACGGGCTTGCCCATCGCTTCGCGCGTCGCGCGCATAAGCAGGTAGGAGCGCACGAGGTCGCCCTGCGCCTGCCTGAGCTTGCCGTACACCGCAGCAAACGCCGCTTGCGTCGCGGCGAGATCCTGCCCCGTCAAGGGCACCAGCTCAGTTGCCATGGTTCCTCCAGTTGCTGGCTGGCCTACGCCAACCGCGATGCTCGGTGGGCTCCCAACCCCGACGAAGTCTCCGTTCACCCTCGGCTTGAGAGCCGGCGGCGAGGCGTCACAGCGGCCCGCCCGATCGCACAGAACTTCCAGCTCGGGGACGCTGACCCAAACCTCTTGCGAGGGAGGCCGGCTCGTGCCGAAAGCGAAGCGCGCGGACGGGTCCGCGTAGTGCCACTGGTGGCCGTCCCAGGCCGAGGCAAGGACGTGTTCGAGCGCGGTGTCCTCGTAACGGTGCGCGACGACGGCAGCCCTGATCCCGACCGATTCCCACGCCGCCACGAGCGCGACGACGAGGTCGTCGCAATCCCCTCCGTTCAGCGTGAGGCCTTCGTAGTCTGCCACCACGCAGTCGGCGGCGACGATAAGCTCGGCGTCGACCGGGTCGGGCACGTAGATTTTTTCGCGCACCAGGCCGTCGTAGATCGCGCGCGCTCGCTCGAGCGTCGAGGTGGGAGAAC